AAACTTTTCCATTCATCCCCTAAGTTTTTGTCAGGAACAACACAGTCAATATAATCTAAACTAATCATATCGATTTTTGTTCCTTCAGCAATCATCTTTCTAATTTGATTTTTGATTTGATTCATTGTTAGAGTGTCAGATGCATATTTTTTCAAAATCAACTTGTTTGTTGTATTTTCTTTAATGTCTCTAACTTTTTCCATAACAACATCTTTGTGGAATGAAAGTTCATCAGGAGCAATTCCTGTCCAAAGTGTAAAGTGTTTTCTTTGGATAATTTTTGGGTTGTCTTCAAAGAATATTTGAAGAACGTTGTAACCTAAATTAAATGCGTGGTTACAAATTTTTGTTAGTACTGTTGTTTTACCAACACCTGTTGGTGCTAAGATTACACCCAATTCACCTTTTGCTAATCCACCTTTTAATAGATTGTCAATACCTGCGATTCCCATTGGGATTGGGTGTCTATAATCTTCATCTAACACTTGGTCCAAATTTGTGAAAACATCATGTTCACCTTCTTCGATTTCACCAACCTGAAGAGCTTTGTTTACCATCTCTTCTAATTGGTCATAACTTTCAAAATCACCTTTATCTATAATTTTTTGAGCTTTGGTCATAACCTTTTGAAGCTCTTGTTGTTTACAGAATTTAAGTGCTTTTTCAATTACAAATTGGTGTCCTTCAAAACTTACATCACGAATTTGAATTAGTGTGTCAAGAACTATTTTTCTTGCACTATCAGAACTAATTTCAGAACGAGTCAATTGGTCCAAAGTTTCAAACGTAGGAACACTCTCATATTTGATGTAATACTCTTTAATCATTTGTGTAATGATTTTAAAATATTGATTATCAAAGTATTTTGAATCCAACACATCAACAATCGCACGTGCGAAATCTTTGTTAAGAATAAGTTGATTAATAAGTTGAATTTGAAATGTGTTACCTAAATACCCGAAATTTTTCTCGCTTGACATACTTGTTTTTGTTTTGACTTGTGTTGATAAATACTATTAAGCAAGTTGATAATTCATATATTGTGTAGAAAAATTTTCACCTGAAAAAATGTCAGTTAACGACTTAAGAATGTTTTTTATCTCTGGTCGTATGTCTACGGTATATCTAGCCTTCGGTGGGTACACTTTGGCATCAAAACCCCTATGACAAATTGTCTGTTCACCCATCTTAATATATAGGTTAAACCATTCAGGTCCATCAGTTTTTGACGTGTTCATGACTGAAGAGTCGTTCATAATCAACTCAGAGTTTTCATTCATGTAGTCCAAACTTTTGTCTTTCAAATATCTTTCCATGTAGTCGGCAATGTCCTTCATGTAATCATGAAGTTCTAAACTGTACTTAGCAGTTTCATTGTAACCCTTAACATTGAAAAACCTTTGAACGACGATGTTGTCGTTGAGTTTAATTACAAACTCCATTTTCGTTAAATCTTGTGTTTCTTTCATAATTAATTGTTGTTATTGTATCGTTTTTTTTCTTTTCTTGTTAATTTCATAATTGGTTGAAGGAATTCTACCCAAGCGTCGTCTTGTTTTGGCAAGTACTTGAAGAATCCATCTTCAATCATCATTTTCATTAGATTTTTATAACCTCTACCTTCGGGGTCCATATCTTCTGAATAATAAAGTTCTACTTCTTTTTTGGCTTCTTCGGTCATTAAAGGGTTTGACAGACTAACGATTTTTTCACGAATATCGTAGTATTCCTTTCCGTAGGTACCTGACTTTGTGGTACCCGATAATAAGTTCTTAAGTGGTTTGATTGTATCATCTATGTCTAAAAGTTCTTGTGCTCTTGTACAAATATAGTCAATATTAAGTTCTTGTTCAACAACCTCAGGAAAATATTTAACTAATTTCTTTTCACCGAAACTATAAATTCCTTCTATATTATCGGATTTATCACCTAATAAAATTTTAACTAATTTGACATTTGCAATCGGAACTTCTATTGTCCCTAATTTAACCTTGTGTTTGTCTGTAACCCATTCTTTTACAATGGGTGAGTACATGTGTACTTTTGATGTGATAAGTTGTGTAAGGTCCTTATCTGAAGAAAGAATTGTTATTTTTTCTTCTTGACTTATTTGTGTGTAATAAGCAATTAAGTCGTCACACTCGTGGTTGTCAATACCAATTTGTCTAATGAACATTTCTTCAAGATATTGTTTCAATCTTTCTTTTTGTCCATAATAAGATTCTTTTTTTTCTTCGTTCATTGTTAAACGACGGTTTTCCTTATATTCAGAAAACAGTAACTTTCTTTGGGACGAGTTATTATTCCCGTCCCAAAAAACTATTACCTTGTCGTAGTTGTATTCCGATAGGAATCTACGAAGAACATTAACAAAGTGGAAAATACCCCCAATATGTTTTCCTTCGTGGTAGAAATCTCTAACCCCGTGAAACCCGATTTTGAATAAGTTGTCTCCGTCAACTATTAAAGTTTTTACCACTTGTTTATTATTTATTCTTGTTCCTTTTCCTCTTTCAATTCGAAATCCAATGATGTTACACCAAGAATATCTTTCCAATAATCGGCATATTCTTTTTTGTAATTCTCTATAGATACCTTTTCTTCTGCGGCTTCTTTACCCGCCAAGAATCCGTGTGGGGTTACAATGATTTTTCCATCCTCATATCCCAATCCATTGATGTGGTTTTTCATTACGGATACTTTTGTTCTGATTGCAAATTTAACACTTCTTTTGTCTTTTGTTGCGGTAATCTTGTTTGTTCCCGCACCTTTTTGATTACCAAATAAGAAAACCAAAGATGAGTTCAACCAAATTGCTTCACCACCTTTTGCCTTAATCTTTGGTTGACCAAATGGATTATCAGGTAATTCAACCCAAGGCTGATTAACAATAACCAAAGTGTTTTCGTATTTTGAATCCGATTTACGTGAACCTGAAATACGTTGGTTGATACCCATACCAATCTTGTCAGCAAGTACTGATGCGTTGTGTTGTTTACCACCTTTACCATCGTAAGTCATTTTACATGGTACTGAACCAACAGAATCCCACAAGAATAATAAACTGTAATCCAATTCACCTTTTTCTTGTGCATCTAACAAACTATTGATGTAATCTGTAATTTGTTCAATGTAATCAAAATCATTATTGAAGATGTAAAATCCATCCCAATCTGATTCGCCAGTTTCTTCGTCAACAACTTCCTCACATTCAAAACCCATAATCTTTGCGTGTTCAAAAGACCATTTTTGTTCTGTAATAATGAATACAGGTAGAATACCTTTCTTTTGTGCATCAACAGCGGCTTTAACCAAAGCGGTTGTTTTTCCTGTGTCTGAGTGACCCAAGAACATGTTTAGGTGCCCAATTGCAGGACCTGGAAGTCCTACAGCGTCCAAGAAGTCAGAACCCAAATCAAAAAATCTTTGAGGTTTGTATTTTGCTGAAGTAGAGAATTTTTTCTTTACTGAGCTGAAATCATTTTTTTTAATAGCCATATATGATATAAATTAATCATGTATGGTAGCATAGAAGATACCATACATGATGTGTTTTAGTTTATTAGAATGGTAATTCCTCGTCAGGTGACATACCTGCTTGTGGGTCCACAGGTGTACCACCGAATACTTCAGTAGCGTCATCACCGTAAACATATTTTTTAGCTTCCGAATCCCAACGTGGAACTTCACCACGAGCGATTGCTTCCAAGTACTCAACAGGTTTCTTAGAGTAAACGTCAGCCCAAGTTGTTGGGTCGTTTTTCCAAGTGTCCAATTGTTCAGGGTCTTCCGACAATTTACTTGGGTCATCATACATTACAGTTTGAATTGATGTGTATTCTTTTCCTTTTGGTGTTTTTGATTTAACCAATTGAATAATCAAATCACGTCCTTCATTTGGGTCGGTCAAATTACCTTTAGCTCTCCAAATTGGAATGATTTTGTCCAAGATACCATCTTGCTTATAGTTGTGTTTAAATCTCCAAAATTTAACACCATCCTCTTCATGGTCTCGGTCAATGACCTTAACAATATAAAATTTACGAGCTTTGTACTGTGCCGCCAAATCTTTGTCAGTTTGTTTGCCAGTTTTCATAAGTTCTTCGTAAACCTCAGTTAAAGGTGAACGTCCACCTTCATTTTTGTCGGGGTCATAAAATTTGTTGTAAGTACCATTTACCTGAATTTCGTGGAACCATACCTCCTTAAAAGGAGATGAACCATCGGTAGTTGGGAGGATTCTAATTCTTCTTTGTCCTGAATTTTCACCTTTAGGAAGAATAGCCGCGAAATAACGCTTCATTCTGTCTTCTTGTGACATCATTGGTTGGTCACCAAATGGTTTTGTGTTTTGTTCGTACTGCGCCAGAACGGCATCGAATGTTTTGTCTGTCATCATAATTGTATTTTTTATCTTTTAATGTAAGATAAATATAACACAATTTTTTCAGAAATCAAATTAGTTTTGTAAACCAACGTCAAAAGATTTTCTAACATTCATCTTGTCGTAGTTTTCTACATCATCAGGTGTTAGAATATATTGTTCTTTTCCTTGTTGTTGCAT